CCTAGTTATGATGGTCTAGCTAATCCACTTTCCCTTTAGTGTTGATCCAACATATCTTTCCTAAGAGCTAGAGAAATGTTTTGTTTGTTGTTGTCATACTATCACAGGATATGTAATATGCAAGTACCTGGAAAATCCAGGTGGATCATATGAGGATATGATTCTATTTATAATAAGAAAGAAAAACTTTCATCTAGTAAACAGTATGTGGTGTACGGTGTAAGAGAGGAATGTTTTTGTGGATTGTTATATTTTTCATAACAGTTTGGACAACTGTACGGAACAAGCCCCACTTAGGTGGGGTTTTGTTTATTGACTTAGTTTCTGATCTGGTATATAATAAAGTATCAAAAACACTTCCCTGTTTGTGATTAACCAAAAAACCCCTAGTTCTTCTAGGGTATGGAAATAAAAAATTTTTTTTAGCTCAGTGGATCTTGTAGGTCGGTAGGAGCATTTCTCCCTTTGATTCTAGGATATGATCTAGGTTTATGTTTATTACAGTATTTAAACTTATTGTACTTAGAAATAACTGTGTCACATCCTTTGTGAACGCAGACTCTTCCACTACTATATGAAGTAGAGGGTTTGCTATTAGGGTATTTATTACCTTTTATGTAATCACTCATACAACATATAGTATAGGAGATACAATGCCGAAAAAAGGTTACAGCCCTAAAAAAGGGATGAAAAAAAATAAAGTTAAGAAAAGAAAATAATGTTTGGTGACCCTAATATGAAGATAAGAAAAAATAACCCTAAAGCTCGTGCTTCGTTTCGTGCTAGACACAAATGCAGCACAGCTAAGGATAAAACATCTGCACGATATTGGTCGTGTAGAGCTTGGTAAGGAGAGAGAATGGCTAAAGTAAGTTGGATGTATGGTGGCAAAAGATATAGTGGCACCTTGATCCCTAGTAGAGAAACAAAGACACATAGGTTTGCTAGAACAGAAAATGGAAAGATAAAGAAACTTCCTAAAAATAAAAAATAAATAATGGCTGAACGCAAACAATGTAGCAATCCTGGCTGCGAAAAAAAGTTTACTGCAAAACACGGAATGAGTAGGTACTGTAGTCAACTGTGTTCTAATAAAGCTAAGTGGAAACGAGCTAAAGAACGAGAGCGACTTAAAGCTATAGATAAACTTGATATAAACGAAACTACTCTTAATCGTGGTGAACACTATGAGAACTATGTAAAAAACTACGCACAGTTAGTTGAACAGAAAAAAATAACAAGAGCTGATGTTGCACGAATGATTAGTGTTGCAGATGATATTGTTAGTAAGATGCACAATGCGTATCGCATAGATAAAGATAATGCAGATAAACGAGAAGAGTGGACAACACCAGAAGAAGCAATCAAGTCACTACAAAAATTTGAAGATTTTAGAGATAGGTATTTCCAAACAGAAACTGGAGAGATATACGAAACAGCTGACTTTCACCAAAGATGGATTCAATCTATTTTAGATGCTATTGATACAGGTGGAGAGCAAATGATTCTTAGCCCACCACGACACGGCAAGACTGATTTACTTACACATTTTGCTATATGGCAGATATGTAGAAATCCTAATGTAAGAATTATGTGGGTAGGTGGTAACGAAGAGATAGCTAAGAACGCAGTAGGTGCAGTAGTTGACCACCTAGAACATAACGAAAAACTTATAGAGGATTTTTGTGGACCAGGAAAAACATTTAAACCTAAGAATAGATCAGGTAAATCTTGGACATCAGGACAGTTTACAACAGCTACCAGAACTGTTACTGGGATTAAATCACCAACAATGGTTGCAGTCGGTAAGGGTGGAAAGATACTTTCTCGTGACTGTGACTTGATTATTGCTGATGACATTGAAGATCACGGAACTACAGTACAACCAAGTGCTAGGGAACAAACTAGACAATGGTGGACAACAACACTCTCTAGTCGTAAAGAAGAACATACTGCTATTGTAGTCATTGGATCAAGACAGCATCCAGAAGATTTATATAACTTTCTTTTAGAAAACCCAGAGATGACCACGATTGTTGAAGAAGCACATAGTACAGAGTGTGTGCTACCAGAGAACGATATAGAGTTACATACTGATTGTATGTTATGGAAAAGTAAACGAAGTTACAAATGGTTATTGTCAAGATTACGAGCAGCTGAAACCACAGGTGGTAAAGCTATCTTTGAAATGGTGTATCTTAACAAAGCATTTGTAGATGGTATTACAATGTTTGATGTAGAAGAAATAGATGTTTGTAGAGATGTAAACAGAGTTATAGGGCAGGTACCAGCAGGAACACATTTGATTGCAGGACTTGACCCAGCTTCTACAGGTTATCAAGCCTGTTTCTTGTGGGCAATAAACTCTGATACAGGAAAAATGTATATGGTAGATATAGAAAACCAAGAAGGTGGTGGAGTTATACAAGCTAAACAGACCATAAAGAAATGGCACGAGATGTATGATTTATCCCATTGGGTTATTGAAGAGAATGGTTTTCAACGAGCTATACGACAAGATAAAGATTTAAAAGACTATTGTTCAAGAACAGGTATATATCTTGAAGGACATCAGACACAGAAAAACAAATTTGATCCTATCTTTGGTGTAGGAAGTATGAGAGAATTGTTTAGAGAGGAACTAATAAGTTTGCCTTATGGTAGTGCAGAAAGCGAAACAAAGAGTAATATATATCGTAGACAACTAATTTATTTTTCAACTGGTGCTAGTAAGCAATCTGGTAGAAATAATAAGTCAGATGTTGTTATGGCTTCTTGGTTTCCAATGAAAGTTATAAGAAGAATGCAAAAAGAAAGATTAGCAGAAGTAGGATTAGATTATGAACCAAGTTTCGGAGAATGGGATATAACAGATATGAACGAAAGTCCTTGGAGTTAGTATGACACCTGAACAGATACAACACGCAATAACACAACTACATTTTGATAATCAAAGTGCTTACTCTACTAGAGGTCGTGTTCGTGCAATTATGAATGGTGGACCTGATGGTATTCAGGCTTTACTTGGTGATAACCTTAAAGGTTTCCAAGACTGGCAAGTACCTGTACCAAACCTTATGATGTCAGGACTAGAACACTTGGCACAAAAGATTGGTCGTATTCCTAACTTAAAAGTAGATGTACCTAATGGTAAAGACTCCGATAGAGCAAGACAGAAAGCTGAAAAGGTTGGAAGGATTGTTAATGCGTATGATGAGGTACAGAAACTAGATTTACAAATGCCACAAGTAGGTAGATGGCTACCTGGTTATGGTTTCTCTGTGTGGGTAATTAGAGAAAAGAGAGATGCTAATGGAACACCATATCCTTGTGCAGAACTTCGTGATCCATACAACTGTTTCCCAGGTTACTTCGGTGCAGATCAGCAACCTAAAGATATGGCTATTGTTCGTAGAGTTCCTAAAGAAGCTCTAGCTAGAACATATCCTAAATATGCAAATCAAATATTAAATAAAGATGCTTATAACACAGATTTCCTAGGTGTAGGTAATGCCTATGCTTCTGCATATACAGACCAGTACAATGGCTCTTGGGCTAACAGTAATGGTGATGGCGACTTAATAGCAGAGTATTACAACTTAGAGGGAACTTATATTTTCCATATGACCTCTGCAACTATTCTTGACTTCATACCAAATCCACTAGATAGTGGACCTGCCTTTGTCATAGGTAAGAAATTTAGCTTTGACAGATTGCAAGGACAGTATGACCAGATCATAGGACTTATGGCTTCTATGGCAAAGATTAATGTGATGTCAATAATAGCAATGGAAGATGCAGTCTTTACAGAAACTAACATATCAGGAGAGATAGAATCAGGACAATATCGTAAAGGTAGATTTGCTGTGAACTATCTAGCTCCAGGTACACAGGTTTCTAAACCAGCATCTAATGTTCCTTATCAGATTTTCCAACAGATAGATAGAATAGAACGACAACTTCGTGTTGGTGGTTCATATCCTACAACTGATGATTCACAATCACCACTAGCTTTTGCTACTGGTAGAGGACTTGAAGAATTAGGTGCATCTATGTCACTTATGATTAGAGAGTATCACACAGTTATGTCTGATGCTATAGAGATGATTGACTCTAAGAGATTAGAGTGGGATGCAAAAATGTATGGAGGAGAATCTAAATCACTATCTGGTTATATGGATAATACTTTCTATTCAGAAACATACGATCCAGCAAAAGATATTAGTTCTTATAAGACACGAAGAGTGTATGGAGCTATGGCTGGATATGATGAACCACAGAAGATAGTTACAGGGCTGCAATTACTTCAAGCTGGTATTATTGATAGACAAACTTTACAAGAGAACCTAGATGGTTTAGATAACCTTGTAAGAGTTAACGATAGAATTACAAAAGAAAAAGCAGACAGTGTATTGTTTGATACATTGTTAGCACAAGCACAAGGTGGTGACCCTAAAGCAACTATGGCTGTTGTGCAGATAAGAAAGAATCCAGATGATATGCAAAATATCTTAGATAAGTTCTTTACAGCAGAAGAGCCAGAGATACCACAACCTGAACAAGAATTGCTTGGAGGAGGTGCCTTGCCACCACAAGGTCCTCCACCAGGCATAGCAGAATTATTAGGTGGATTAGGAGGATAATGTCTATAAATAAAAAGTTTGAAGATATAGTAGATTTCTGTCTAATTGATGTTGATGAGTTAGGTGATGACATAATTTTAGAAGAAGATGTATTTAAGCCAAGAGGCAAGATGTACATTGATCAGCTACCTCCTTTAGTATTTCCATTTGGTTATATGGTTATAAGTTCAGCGTTTCAGTTTTTTGAAGAAGAAGAGGATGAAGATGGCGAGATCACCGAGTAACAAAGGTTTAAATAAAAATAACTTTAATGGTTCTTCCTATTCAACAGGAAGAAATCCAGGTGGTATGGTTGCAGGTTTAACTGCTGGTACTACTTTTGGTGAAGGTAAAGAAATAAAAGAACAAGTTGCTGCTACAGGTGGATTACCTAAAACAAGTGATTTACCACAGCCACAAGCTCCTAGACAAGCAATGCCACAAATGGATGTGTTTGCAGGAACTCAAAGACCAAGTGAGCCTGTTACATCAGGATTAGATTTCGGTCCTGGTATTAATCCTCCAGCAACAAATCAAGTATTACAAGCCGAAGAGATTAGAAACTTTGTTTATGACAGTTGGCTAGAAACAGGTGATGACAGTTTACTAGAGTTCTTATAATGGTAACTCCAGATGAGGCAAACAGACTTAGTTCTATAAACCAACAGAGTGCAAACATACCTGCATCAGTTATGGTACAGGCAACTAAAACACAATCAGATGATTCTTTTGTAGAAGGTCTTACAGATTTCTTTAGTAAAGCTAAGGAGAAAACATATGGTGCAATTAAAAATGCAGTCTTTGAACAATTTAATGTCAACCCTGATACAGGTGGTTTTTCCGAATTAGCAGTCAAAGGTGGACTACTAGGTGTTCGTTCTCTTTATGAAAATGTAATAGCAGAACCTATAAGAACTATTGGTTTAGTACAACAAGGTGCAACATTTTCTGAAGCGTATAAAAAAGCACAGATAGAACCATTTGCATATTGGAGAGAGGCTAAAGAAAAAGGACAAAAAGTTGATTTAGGTACTGCCTTGTTTCAATCTACTGATCCAGAAAAAACACAGACATACAAAGATTTAATTGATAAAGGTGCAGACCCTATCCGAGCTAGACAACTAGCTGCTTCTTCTTTAGGAGTTAATGTCTTTGATCAGGTATTTGAACAAGAGAAAGTTGCACAGTTTGATGGTGACAGAGCAGCTGCATTAATTGCTAGAGGTAAAAGTCCACATATGACTCCAGGTCGTGTGTTGTTTAAACCTTTAGAGTTTATTGCAGGTCCTGAAGATAGAGCTTATGATTTTTTTACAGGTTTAGTTGACTTAGGTCTTAACTTACTTGACCCTACCTTTTGGGCTGGTAAAGCTGTTAAGGGAGTTAGAGCAGGTAAAAGTATGCTTACTCTTACTGATGAAGGTGCTGATAGTCTTGGTTTACTAAATGGTTTTATGAGAAAATCTTTTAGTAAGACATCTGCTAAAGAAGCTATTGATGGCAAACTTGGAGATGAGTTAGCAAAATTTATTTATGAAAACAAAGATAAACCTGATGAAATATTATTAAAGTCAAACTTTAATTTAGTTAATCAATTTGTTATTAAAAACGAAGCATTGAGTGATGAGTTTACTAAATTTACTACAGAATTATTTAGTTTGGCTGATGGACTAGATGAACAAGCAGCAATAGCAGCAGTTAAAAATATACTGACACCAAAAGTGTTAGCTATTGGTACAGAAGGTATGGTGCCTAAAGTACAAAAAGTAGGAACTTTTAGAAGAGCTATTGATGATTACTTTGGTCCACAGTATCAAACAAAACTTAGTGCTAACAATCCAGATAACTTAATTGTTGAATATACTAAGTTTCTTAAACTTCTTGATCCAGCAGGAACAACAACTAATCGTAGTCAAAGAGTAAAAGATATGATTACAGAACTTGATAAACTAGAAACTAAAAATCCTGCTCGTAGAGGTGCAGCAATTATCAATCAAGTAGTAGATGATTTTTCAGATTTACGAGTTATATACAAAAACAAACTAGAAACAGCAGGAAAACTTACAAGTAAAAATGATGAACTTGTTGATAATGTGTTTACAGTTTTACAAAGAGTTTTAAAAGAACAATCTGATACAGCAACTAATTTACCAGAACTAAATAGATTTGGTGGTGTAGCCGATCAATTTGGGCAGTTTTGGAAAAAACAAAGAGATAAAGGTAATAAAGAATTTCAAAATTTAACTGACAATCAAATTGATGAAGTGTCTAAAACTTTTTTTAAAAACAATGTATTAGAATCAGCACTTACACAAGACCTTAAATTACAAAATCCTAGTCAAGTTATAAAACTTGTAAACAAACTAGATTCAAGTTTTAATGGTCGGTATAGAGATTTGTTAGGAATTGTTGGTGAATCAGGTGTAGGTAATGGAATTGATTTTTATGTAAGTCAATTATTTAAACCTCTAGTTTTATTAAGACCAGCTTGGACAGTAAGAGTTATAGCTGAAGAACAATTGAGAGCTGTAGCAAATGGTGCATTAGGAGCATTAGATCATCCTATTGGACTACTTGCTAGAATTTTTGATGACAAGATTAGTGTTAGAGGAAGTTATGCAAAAGAAGGTTGGTTAGATACAACTGCTTTTAAATTAGGTATTTCTGAATCATCTACAGGAGATGTAGCTAAACAAGTAACTAAAGGACAAAGAATAGTTCTTGATAACAAGTTAAAGTATATATCGGCTAATAAATTAAGAAACTTAGAAGGTTGGCAAGAAGGACAATGGAGAATGATAAACCTTCTTAGAACAGATACTATAACAAAAAAAGTTGCAGGTATAGAATTATCAGATGATGTATCAGGTGGCTTTGCAAAACTTGCTATTGATTTAAAAACTCCAGGTAACGAACTTAGAGAAGCAATGCTTAACTTGACAGCAGGTAACAGCAATATGTTTAAGTTACTTGATGGATCAAGTGGCTTAACTAAACAAGAGTATGATGAAGCAGTCAATTTATTTATTGAAGGTATGAGAAATAACCTTAAAGGTTTCTTATCTGCTGATGGTAAGACAGTAAATCCAGATCTATACAATGTAGTTATATCTGGAAAATTCACAACTGCTGATGGTAAAACAATTAATTTAGATACAGCAAGAAACATAGGAGCTAAACAATCTGATTTAGAATTATTAGAAAAAAATATGCTTGGAGAAAAAGAAGCTAAAGCGTTACAAAAAAAAGTAGATGCTTATGAAAAAAATATTTTTAATAAGTATATAGAGAAATTTGGTGGAGATGGTGTACTACCTGATAATGTAGATTGGAAAGTGCCACCGACAACAGAGAAAAAAAAGTTTTACGATACGATTACAGAAAATGGTTTTAAGTGGTTTATGACACAACCAACTAATGCACTATCTCGTATTCCAGTATTTAAAGCATCTTATTGGAAAAAGTCAGAAGATTTGATTGCTATTAGTACACAAGAAGTAAAAGACAAAATAGTTGCTGGTGCTAAAAAAGCAAACTTGAATAAAAAAACTATTAAGAGAATGGAAAATATACCAGCAGCTAAAGATGGTATTGCTGATGCAGAACTTATAGAAATAATGGCTAAGGGTTATGGTGTAGATACAACTAAAAAATTACTATATGACATAACAGAACAAAGAAGATTTTGGGAAACAAGTCGTTGGTTGTTCCCATTTGGTAATGCGTATCAAGAAGTACTCACAACTTGGATAGGTATTATGAAAGCTAATCCACAAGTTGCTGCAAGAACAGGAACTATTTGGGATGGTGCATCACAAGAGAATGATACCTTTGGACCAACAGGTAAAGGTATATTTTATAAAAACCCTATTAATGGACAAGTCGTATTTAACTATCCAGGTACAGGATTGATACAAGATTGGATGTTTAAAGATGCAACATCTAATCAAGATGTCAGGGTTAATATGCCTGTCTATGCAGAGAGTATAAACATTGCTGCTGGATTGCTACCAGGTTTTGGACCTGTAGTCCAGATCCCTGCTGCATTTATGTTTAGAAACTTTCCAGAAGAGGGTTTAGTAAACAAAGTATTATTCGGTGAGTTTCCTCCATTTGATTATCAAAACAAAGATGAGTGGACTAAAGCATTAGGATTAAAACCAGCTTGGGCAGATAAATTTATTAAATTAATATTTAATCAAGGAGAAAATGCACAAGGTGCTTTTGGTAACACAGTTATAGACACATACAAAGCATTACTGTATTCAGGTCAGATTGATGATAGTACAGAAGAAAAAGCTAAAGAAGGTATGCAAAAAGCAGTAGAAGGTGCAAAAGTATTATTCTTGTTTAGAGCAGTATCACAAGTGCTTGGACCTGCTGGTGCTTCATCACCTATATTTGAAATTACAGATAAGAACACTGATTACTTTATGTTTGAAACATTAGCTGATGAATACAGAACAATTAAACAATCTGTTAACTATGATGATGCTTTAGCCACAGATAAGTTTGTTGAAATATTTGGTATAAACCCATTACCTCTAACAGTTGCTAAAACAGTATCTATAGAAAAATATCCTTCTACTGTTGATGGTGCTAACTGGATGAAAGACAATATGGAAATCTATGACAAATATCCTTATGTTGCTTGGTACTTAGAACCACCTCCTGTTTATTCAGAGTTTTCGTATGATGCTTACAAAAGGTCATTATTAGAAGGTAAAAGAGAATATAGAACACCTGAACAATGGGCTACTGCAAAAAAATAAACTATTAGGATCAGTTGCCTTAGAGCAGTATGAAAGAACTATTGGTATTATGGGTAACAATACAGCAGGTGCAAAAGCATTAAGAGATGCAAAGAAAAAAGAGCTTGAACAAAGATACTGGGGTTATGGACAACCTGGTATTGTTGGTTCACCTAATAAACCAACTATTGATATGCAGATAGACCAGTTAATTAAAATGGTTAATGACCCAGATCTACAAGATTTTGAAACAGTTGCAGCTACTAAAAAATATCTAGCTATACGACAAACTGTAATTGATAGTTTCGTTGCTGCTGGTAAGTCAGAAACTATATGGAAAACTGGTAAAGATTACGCAGGTGTAAGGTCAGCACTTAGGAATGAAGCGACTAAAATAATAAAGGAAACACCACAATTTGGACCTATGTTTGATACTCTGTTATCAAGAGAAATAGAACCTGAATATGAAGATGATTTGCTAGTACAATTAGGATTAGGAATATGACAGAAAAAGAACAATTTATATCAGAAATATTAGCATTAGTTAAACAACCTTTAGCTGGTTCTAACCCTATCACTCCTACCGAAGAACAAATAGCATTATTACAAGGTTCTAAAGATACAGCTGATGCTATGCAGGTAGCAAGGAACCTTGGTTGGACAGATTATTTAGTTGAGTGGAGTTTAAATAAACCAGTTAATGAACAAGAAAATTTACAAAATGCTTTAACTCTTGCACTACAAGGTGACACAAGCAACTATCTCGGTGTTGATGCAGCTACAGTTATTAATCGTGGTGGAGAAGTAACAACTATTGGTGCTTATGGAGAAAACTTTTATGTGAATGGAGATCAGAATGTATTTGAAGCATCTACTCCAGAAGAGATTAGAGATATACAAGCTAACTTAATTAATGCTGGTTTGCTAGGTTCAAAAGTAAACAGACCATTTAGACCTGGTGTTTGGGGTAAATATGACAAAGAAGCTATGTATGACCTTATGAGCCAAGCTAATCAAAATGGTGAAGGTAAAGATGAAAGAGGATGGCAAACACTTATGCAAGTG